AGAGGAGTAGAAGGACTACAGTTATATGATCTATCTCTTTCAATTATTGGAGTTATAGGTTGGTTATGGGTTGCAGCAATGTGGGAAGATAGAGCCCTAATTATGTTAAACTCTTTCGGACTAGTATTATTACTAAAGAATTTAATTACAACAATAGTGAATTAAAGGTTTACAAACGCGAAGAAGTATGATATAATAGATGTATTATGGAGAAAAAATAATGCCAAGTGTGGATTTAAGACCTCGAAAGAGGAACCCAAAAGATAAACGACCATCGAGACCGATGCCATTTGAAATGGCAATGAGAAAATTCAAAAAGGCTGTCGATCGAGCTGGTATTATGCAAGAGGTCAGCCGTAGAGAATTTTACGAAAAGCCTTGTGAAAAAAGAAATCGAAAGAAAGCCGAAGGAATTGCAAGGTGGAGAAAGAAAGAAGCCTCACAACAACTTCCGGATCGGCGAGGTTATTGGAGATAAATTATGGGAATAATGGATAAACTTAAGAAGAATTCTAAGATAAAGGCTACAGACACCCTTGAGGATTCTATATTTTATAAGGAGGCCGATGTTGTAACGACTTCGGTTCCTATGGTCAATGTCGCTTTATCTGGTGATGTAGATGGTGGACTAACATCAGGTCTTACTGTACTGGCAGGTCCATCAAAACATTTTAAAACTTCGTTCGCACTACTTATGGCTAAAGCCTATATGGACGAACATAAAGATGCAGTATTATTATTTTACGATTCAGAATTTGGAGCACCACAAAGATTCTTCGAATCATTTCAAATCGATATAACTCGAGTACTGCACACACCGGTCACTGATGTAGAACAACTCAAGTTCGATCTGGTCGGTCAACTAGATAATTTAGACAGAGGCGATAAGGTAATTATTGTTATTGATTCAATAGGGAATCTAGCCTCGAAAAAAGAATTAGAGGATGCCCTCAATGAAAAGGGCGTCGCTGACATGTCTAGAGCCAAGGCTCTCAAAGGACTGTTTAGAATGGTCACACCATATTTAACCATGAAGAACGTTTCTTTATTGGCAGTTAATCATACGTATCAGGAGATCGGACTATTTCCAAAGGCAATTGTTTCCGGTGGTACTGGTATTTATTATTCTGCCGACAATATATGGATTATCGGTAGACAACAACAAAAACAAGGGACACAAGTCAAGGGGTATAATTTTGTTATCAATGTGGAAAAATCAAGGTTTGTCAGGGAAAAGTCTAAAGTTCCTATCAGCGTTACTTGGGAAGGTGGGATTGAGCCTTATAGCGGTCTTCTTGAGGTTGCTCTTGCTGGCAACTATGTTGCTAAGCCTTCTATTGGTTGGTATTGTAGGGTTGATAAAACCACTGGAGAGCTGGTGGAACCAAAAGTTAGAGAGAAGGATACTCTTAAAAAATCTTTTTGGACGCCAATATTTGATGGAACAGATTTCAAAAAATTTATCAAAAGTCACTATCAAATAGGTCATAAACCGCTTTTAGACCTAGAGTTAGAAGTAGAAGTAGAACCTCAAGATGTATGATAACATATCAATTGAAGATTATAAATTTGTCGAATCAAACGAAGTAGAATTCTATGGAATTAAACTTCTTACAGGCAAATGGAAAGATGTATTATACATATATGGTAAGGTTAAAATAACAGAACAACCAGAACTAGATCTAGCTACACTAGGATTTACGTACAACATACAAGAATCCGGTGAATGGGAACCGGACGATCTAATAAACGATCCAGAATTTAAAGATTATCTTGGTGCAGTACTGCAACATATACTGGAAAATTCTTTAGAAGAAAGCGAAAAAAATGAAGAAGGAATAATTGGAATTGGAAGTAGAAAATCAAATACAAACTCACATACTGAATCATCTAATCAATGATGAAGAATACTGTCGCAGAGTAATACCGTTTCTCAAAAAAGAATATTTTGAAGGTGCACACAAAGTAGTATTTGACCTTATAGTAAATTTTGTTACAGAACATAACAAGATTCCTAGTGGTAAAGTATTAGAATTAGAACTCAATAAATTATCTGCACCGGCAGAGGTACTTACCCAGGCTGCGTATCTCATAGACGAACTTGTTGATAGATCAGATATAGATATAGAGTATCTGATAAAGGAATCAGAAACGTGGTGTAGAGATCGTGCGATTTACAATGCCATAATGGAATCTATTCAGATCATCGACGGTAAAAGGAAAGATGCAACCGAAGGCATTATACCAGAAATATTAGCTAATGCTCTTGGTGTTAGTTTCGATCCAAACATCGGTCACGATTATATTGACGACAGTGACGAGCGATATGAGTTTTATACTACTAAAGAAAAAAGAATCCCTTGGGATTTAGATTACTTCAATAAGATCACAAAGGGTGGTCTCCCGAACAAGACTCTTAATATCGTTATGGCCGGAACAGGAGTAGGTAAGTCATTGTTTATGACTCATTGTGCTTCTGCAAATTTAGAGATAGGAAAAAATGTTCTGTACATAACGCTCGAAATGGCCGAAGAGAGAATAGCAGAAAGAATCGATGCCAACCTTATGGATCTTCCTATACAACAGTTAGGAACACTTCCTAAGAATGTATTCACAGATAAGATAGCCAAGATAGCTCAAAACCCGATAGGTAAACTTATAGTTAAAGAGTATCCTACAGGTGCCGCACACACCGGACATTTTCGTGCATTGCTCAACGAATTAAAACTTAAAAAGAACTTCAAACCTGATATAATTTATGTAGATTATATCAATATTTGTGCTTCTGCACGCATCCGTGCATTAGGCGGAAGTATAAATACCTATTCGTACATCAAATCAATAGCTGAAGAGCTACGTGGTTTGGCCGTCGAATTTAAGGTTCCAATAGTGAGTGCGACTCAAACGACTAGATCTGGTTATAGTAATACGGATGTAGGTCTAGAGGACACTGCGGAATCATTTGGATTACCGGCCACGGCAGATCTTATGTTCGCTCTTATTTCAACAGAGGAACTTGATGATCTTGGTCAAATACTGGTAAAACAATTGAAGAATCGTTATAATGATCCTACTAAATACAAACGATTTGTAATTGGTATCGATCGCTCTCGCATGAAGCTATACGATGTAGAAGAATCAGCGCAAAAAGATATTATGACTGATATGGCGTCTGATAAACCTATCAACACATTCGGTAATAGAGAGTCGAAAGATTCCTTTGCCGATTTTAAAATATAAACGGAGAAAAATCTATGGATATTTTCGAAAAAGCAAAAGACTGGGTTACAGACAGATTTGCCGAAAGAACATCCTGGGACGGAGCGACTATTTTAGTTCTCTCTGGTTCAGTGATACTGTTCGGTGGTTTAGTCAAATGGCTCGCATGGGCCGGACTTGTATATGGTGTATATACTTTAGTTAAGAGCGAAAGGTAAGTCTAAATTCATTATGATGAATGTGAAACTTATATCATATTCGCAACCAGCTGTAGATTTTGATATACCAAATGAAATCCTGCAGCTGGTTGCTTTTTGTGCACGAGTATCTAACCCGGAAAATCAACGCAATGAAGAAACTTCCGAGAAGTTAATTAAGTATCTTATTAAGAATAAACATTGGTCACCTTTAGAGATGGTTAGTGTTTGTATGGAGATAGAAACTACACGTGATATTACGCGTCAGATACTCAGACACAGATCCTTTTCATTTCAAGAATTCTCTCAAAGATATTCTAACCCCACCAAAGATCTTAAGTTCGTTACTAGAGAAGCCAGACTTCAAGATCCTAAGAACAGACAAAATTCTATACCTATCAATTTAGAAGATTCTATAAATTACGTCTGGGAATCGTATCAGGAACTTATAATAGAAAGATGCAAGAAAGCCTACGACTGGGCTATTCAAGCTGGTATTGCTAAAGAGCAGGCACGGGTTGTATTGCCGGAAGGACTTACTCTAAGCAGATTATATGTCAATGGAACACTCCGCTCCTGGATCCACTATATAGAGCTCAGGAGAGAAAACGGGACACAGATGGAGCACACAGCAGTGGCAGAAAAATGTGCGGAAGTCATCAACGAGATCTTTCCTTATAACGAAATATTATAAGATAGTGGCCTTATAACCAGGTCTTCCCTAGGATGACATAACTATTCAGATCTTTTTTTCTACGCTCCCAGGTGGCGCCTAGAGGGCTCTAAAATGTATTCCTAGAGACACCAACTAAAAATAACCGCTAAAAAGTGAAAATAACTGTTTACAAACAGTATAAACTGTGGTATAATAATACTATAGAATGAAAAACATAATTCAAACTGAAGTCTGTGCAATGTGTGAAAAGATTGGGAATATTGATAACATGTTAGAAATAACTGATATTGATACGGCTGAAATTGAAATGCAGCATTCCAAATGTTATGAGGGTTCAATGTACGATTTACCCTCTGACGAATATGAGAGCTTTTTAGCTTGGGGAGAAGATGAGGAATGTTAGATGTAATTTATAAGGTTCGAAGAGGCGGAACAAATGAATTTGTGTCAGGGATTGTTCCTGACTGGGCTCGAGAAGAGCCATGTGGATTAGTTTATTTTGTGAAGGGCTGGAATAACCCTGATGCTATGATTTGGAAAAATCTAGAAGATGCAAAAATAGCTGAAAAAGAAGTATGGAAAATTGAAGGATTTCACACTACAATTGAAGGAATTAAATGATGATTGATTTTTATTGTTGGCAAGGTGAGGAAGGTAGTGCATATTGTGTTGATCATCCCATAATTGAACAAATTATGTGGGATGCTCAAGGTGATGCCATAAACGGTTGGAAACCATATCCTAGAAGGTATAGTATAAAGGGTCTATATGGAGCAGAGGGAGAAGAAATTTACCATACTGCATACTGGGCTGCCGCAGAGTGTGAAGAAGATGTAGAACTTCTTGCTTCTAAATGGGGTTACAAGTTTGGTGATCTTGGACGACCAACAAAAATAAAGGAGTTATATAATGGCTAAAGTGAAAAATTGGATGATGGATATGGAAGAATTGGTTGATGCGGCCGTCTATGATGGCAATGCAAAGAATTTTGAGGAAGTCGCTGCTTATGCGAAAGAGAATTCTGTGGAAGTAGTCTCAATTCCAATATCACTTATTGACCTTGACTATTGTAAGGACTACTACGAAAAAACATTGGCTGAAATATGAAATTTAAAACCAAGTTTCTCATAACTGCCGTAGTTGCGGCAGCTGTTTATTTACCTTTAAGTAATTTAAGTGGTAAAACAGAAACGGTTACACCTGTAGTTGAGCCAGATCGGTCAGCACAATGTCTTGCATATAATATGTATCACGAAGCAAGAAGTCAAGGAACCGCTGGTATCTATGCTGTCTCAGCTGTGGTGTTAAACCGCGTCAATGACAGTAGATTTCCTAATACCGTTTGTGAGGTTGTTGAACAGGGCCCTACTAGAGAAAGTTGGAAAACAAAAAAGTATAAGGATTTAGACCCAGAAGAAAGAATTTATTATCCTATCAAAAACAAATGTCAATTTTCTTGGTTTTGCGATGGGAAAAGTGATATTCCATATGATAAGGAAGTATATAATAAAATGCTTGAATTATCTGAAAATATATTATATAATGATTATCCTTTTATTGATATTACAGATGGAGCTTTGTTTTACCATGCAGATTATGTACGACCATCTTGGGCGAAAACTAAACAAAGAACGATTGAAATAGAAGATCATATTTTTTATAGATGGGATACAAAATGATTAATTTGAAATATTCTAAAGATGTTAAAAAAGATTACGAACAACTAAGTGACGGCCGTAAAAAATATATTAACAACCGTGCCAATAAAAAGGGCATTTCTGTATCTGAATATCTTACCAAAAAGATAGAGGAAAGATGCAAGGCAGAACGTGAAGCAGAGAAACGAGAGCAAGAACGAATTGCCAATAAACAGGAACGAATTGCCAAAGATCGCGTCAAAAAGTATGGAGAGGATATAAAATGAACGCACTTTATGAATGGGAAAAAGCAACTGAAGAAAATATACCAGATAATAAAGAACATTATTATGATGATTTTGCAGGTTCAACTTTAACTGTAGATTTACCTGGTACTTGGCAAATAACAGATGCAGAAAATAAGAATTGGACAGACCTCGGAGAAGTAACAGATGATAAAATAGATCCAGAACTTAAAGATTCTAAATGGATTTGGAATGCAGAAGATACAAATGATGTGGTATGGCAATGGATTCCAAATAATAATATTGTTGATGGTATATGGAATTATCCTGATCCTGTTACATATGAAGATGCAGTAGATATAAATGGTTGGAATGATGGTTTTAATCCATTTCATTGGGGAGGTGCACCAAGTAAACAAAGTGAGTTATTCTGGCATAGTGGTTGGGTAGGACATCATGCAAAATGGGTACGAGATGAAGGTCAATTTG